TGGCTAGATCACCGATGGAAGTTTTACCGCCGAATGCGCCTTTCTCCAATGGGTTGCCACCAGATGATTTTGAAGTGGAGGCACTTGGAGAGGACGAAGTATTAATTGGAAATCCCGCCCTAGATTTATATACAGAACCTGAAACTGCTTTTGACCAGAATTTAGCTGAGGTCATTGACGAGGATGAATTAGGTAAAAAAGCAGCAAATCTAATTCAATATTACGAGTCAGATAAAAACGCTCGATCCCAATGGGAGGAGCGCTATAAGGATGGGCTAAAGACCCTCGATCCGCAGGGGGGTCTGGAGGAAGGTGAGGATGAGAGGGCGAGTCGTGGGCTTAGTACCGTGGTCCATCCGCTGATCGCGGAAGCGGCGACACAGTTTAATTCACGCGCAATCGTCGAGCTATACCCCTCTGGGGGGCCTGTAAAAACGGTGATCGTTGGTGAGCCGAACGAGGAAACGGAAGCACAGGCTCGCCGGGTCAGGGATTACATGAATTACCAGATCACCGAGGAGATGCCCGAGTATTTCCCGGATCTGGATCAGATGCTTTTCCAGCTTCCATTAGTGGGCCAGACATTTAAGAAAATTTATTGGGATGCTTCTCTCAACAGACAATGTTCACAATTCGTTAAAGCCGAGGATTTCGTTGTCGCTCCAGAGAGTAAAGACCTGTTTACATCTCCACGTTATACACAGGTTATTAGACTCCCGAAAAACGATTACAACAAGTACGTAAAAGCAGGGTGGTATCTGCCGTCTGTTTATCAAGGGGATAGTATTGATCCTTCGGATGACGTGACGAAAGAGATCGAAGGCGTCGATATATATTCCGACGATCAGCAAGACGAGGTGATGACCCTCCTTGAAATGCACGTCTATGAGACCTTCGACGGCATAGACGGCGAGGACGATGAAAATATTGTCGCACCACCTTATGTTGTTACTATTGATTATGATTCTGAGAAAATTGTTTCAGTCCGCAGGAACTGGGACGAAGGGGATGAGAGTAAGAAAAGGGTTGACTGGTTCATAAGCTACAAATTCCTTCCCGGAGTTGGGTTCTACGGTTTTGGCCTTTATCACATGATTGGGGGCTTGGGGAAAGTTGCGACGGGGGCGTTACGTGCGCTGCTTGATTCGGCGGCGTTCGCCAACATGCAAGGTGGGTTCAAGCTCAGGGGCCGGGTGAGTGGCGGCGAGATTGATATTAACCCTGGTGAGTTCGTTGACCTGGACTCCACGGTTGATGATGTCAATAAAGCCATTATGCCGCTTCCGTTTAAGGAGCCTTCTGGAACCTTGTTTCAGTTGTTGGGGTTCATTGTCCAGGCGGGGCAGAGGTTTGCGAGTACGGCGGACCTTAATGTAGGTGATGTTAACCCGAATGCCCCGGTCGGTTCCACGGTTGCTCTAATTGAACAGGGGTCCAAGCAGTTTTCAGCCATTCATAAACGCTTACATTACTCCCAGGGCCAAGAATTTAAGATGTTGTCCAGGATTAATGCCATTTATCTACCGGACACTTTCAATTTCGCGGTTGCGGGGTCTTCTCAAACCATTCATGCCTCTGATTTTAATGATCGTGTAGATATTGTCCCTGTAAGCGATCCGAATATCTTTAGTACGGCGCAAAGGATTGCCCAGGCACAGGCCATTCTACAAATGGCTATCGCAGCACCGGAACTTCACGATCTGTATGAAGCCTATAAGCGAATGTACGAGGCGATACGAGTTCCTAATATTGATGAGATCCTGATTAAACCTGCGGAAGCGCCGAAACTTGATCCTGTTGACGAAAACTTTTCAGTCATGTATGGGAAGCCAATAAACGCTTTCCCGGAGCAGGATCACGACGCTCATATCGCTGTTCATTTACAATTCCTTCAAGATCCGTCATTGGCAGGAAATCCAGCGGCAGGAAATTTACAGCCTATATTGATAGCTCATGTGGCGGAACACGTAGCGTTGCTTTATCGGCAGAGGATGCAAGCGAGTATTAGCACTCAACTTCCAGATGTCCCAAATCTCCGTGACAAGCAATTTATGTTCGGAGATATTAACCCAGAATTGGATATGATTATTAGTCAGCAAGCCGCCCAGGTTATCCAACAATCACCGCAGATGGCCCCGATTAAAGCTCTACAAGAACTCCAGCAAGGGGGGCCGCAAGATCCTATGCAATATGCTAGGCAACTTGCCGAACTTGAGGCTGAGTCTCTTAAAGCCAGAACTCAAGCAGAAATTCAATCTGACCAGGCTAAGGCGAAATCTGATATAGAGATTGACCAGGCGAAGGCGCAGCAGGATCTTTTACTTAAACAAGCGAAAGTTCAAGCTGAACTCCAGGCAAAGGTCACTAAGCTAGAAGCAGAATTACAGATGGAACGAGAGAAGAATATTATTAAAGCGCAGATGGAAACTAGAGACAGAAATTAATTGTGAGCGTTTTATCATAATATATATAGCATAAGGAGATTCGGCATGGCTGAAGATAAGATTAATCGTGATATATCTGGTTCGACAAGTGATGAAGAATTAATTGGATATGATTATTACCCAGTTGACCCTAGCTATGGTGTTCCTCCTTCCGGTTTTTCTTGGGAAAATCCAAGATTATGGTTAACGCCAGAGCAAGATAAGTATTACCAAGGAACCATCAAAGATATTGAGGATGATTTTCGTATGAGTGAGGAGAGTAGGAGGGAACAGGTTTTAGACCGGATGAATAGATTACTTGGTGATGTTAAAAAACGAGCATATGAAGATTGGATAAAGGCAATTGATCTTTATCAATTGGCAGAGACTGAAGAGGACAAGGAATTTGCCATTGATTTGATGAGAGAAGTAATTAAGAATTCCCAATCTGGTTCTGGCTCATTATCAGATGAAGAATTACTTGAATACCGGGACTCGATGCCATGGTTGAGAAAACAATCTGGTTCTGGCGCGACAAGCGCCGAAGAATTCCTTGCCTACCGGGACGCGATGCCAAGGCAACCCGGTTCTGGCGCGACAAGCGCCGAAGAATTCCTTGCCTACCGGGACGCGATGCCAAGGCAACCCGGTTCTGGCGCGACAAGCGCCGAAGAATTCCTTGCCTCCAGGGACGCGATGCCAAGTCGTGGCGCGATGCCAAGGCAACCCGGTTCTGGCGCGACAAGCGCCGAAGAATTCCTTGCCTACCGGGACGCGATGCGTCGAGCTAATCCCACGAGATTTGGTGCTTCAAGGTCTGACCCTAATATTGATTTAGGGAAATATGGAGCGCTTGGAATTATGCCCCGTGGATCTGGTGTAATAACTATTTAAGAATTCCTTGCCCACCGGGACGCGATGCGTCGCTAATTGTTTTTATTAAAAATATAGAAGGAGAACGTCGTGGCAAAAGTTAATGTTGAGAATATTGAGAAGTCTGAGGAGCTATTCAAAGAGAAACTAGGGTTTGGCCGCGACTCCGTTGGTCTTGAGTTGTCTGATGACCAGCTTGTTAACTTCTTGATGCTTTGCTACCAGACCAAATATGGAATCGGAGACGAAGAGGTTGAAGAAGAGGTTTATGAGGAAGAGGAAGAGAAGCGTGGCCCTGGTAAAGACAAGGTAAAGGTCAAGGTCATGCGTGTTAGTGGCAAGGACATGGGCGGCTTGATGGATGAATTGCTTGGCCACGGCGGACCTAAGGTAGACCAATACTAGAATGCCAGTCTATAAGGTTAAGGGCGGCTACCGATGGGGCAAGTCCGGTAAGGTCTATAAGACCAAGGCCGCTGCCGAGCGTCAAGGTAAAGCCGTCTATGCTTCTGGCTATAAGGAGAAGAAATGAGTTGGATTACATCACGCTTCAAAGAACCTTCTAGTTATGCCTCCGCTGGCGCGATGATCGTTGGCGTTGGCGTATTGCTAGGTCAACCTTGGATTATTGTCGTTGGGATCGTCGGTGGTGTCGTTGGCTTCTTCCTCAAGGAAAAAGGCACAATCTAATATAAAATGGCTAAGGCTAAAATTAAAAAGGTCGCTGCCGCTGAGATTCGTGCTGCTAAGAAGTTTCTTGAGCGGTATGGCATTGGACCAAAAGAAATTAGCCCAAAGAAGTTTGCGATGGCTGCTAAGGAACTCGATAAGAGTTTCCGTGAGACATTGCAAATTCTTGCGATGACTTTATCCGCTGGTCAAGTCTGATGGATGTATTTGAATTTCTATCCAAACAAGGGGAAAAGTATAGCATAGACCCTGGATGGGAAGATGAGTTCCTTTACCCATTGTCATTGGAGGAACCAAAAGAGGTTCCTAGTGTTGATTTATCCACGGGTTCTGTAGATGATTTATATATTCCTGAAAATCTCGGACAACGACTTGTGAGTCCAGACCAACGAAGATTTGAGGCATCTAAGGATGTTCTATCGGATCTCAACCATCCTCAAGAAGCACGGAGGCAGCGTGCGCGTCTTATTCAGATGCGCATCAAGGAACTTTATCCTTTCCAAGAACATCTTAATGTTTCAGGGAATGCAGGGGCCTTTGCTGGAAGGCGAAGAACTATTGAAAATATTCCAGGCCAAGGACAAGAAATAATTAATGTTACTAATGGTGATAAGACGAGACTTTCAGGGTATAAACCAGTCACTTATTCAAGAAAGTTTCCAACTAATAAAGGGCAGTTAACAACCCCATCTGGATTTGAAGGAAAATTTAATGTTGGAAGCCCAGGATATTGGGGACTTTCCTTAGTGGGATCTTATTTAAGAAATAGATATAGATGGCCTAAAAGAGAGGTTACTATTACCCCTGATGGTCGTCTTATTAGTGTTAAGCATGGGAAAACCCCCTGGAAAACACGTTCAAAGGGTGGAGTAACAGAAGTAGGTGGCTACGTTGAAACTCCTATTGGTCGTTTGGGCGCGTTACATTATCCTCCTCATGATCGTACAGAGGCATCTTTGAAAGGTTCATTAGGAAATCTTGTGGCCGTCATGACACCACAGGGGCCTGAATTTAAGGCTCATTTGAATTTGCCTGATAAAGATAAACGCTTTATCGCTGGCATTGGCGGTGGAGTATCGCCACATGGTCAAAATATTTCTGGGAATATAAATATTAATGATTATAATTTATCTGCGGATTTTCATCGGGATAGAGCGGGCCAGAAAGGTGGCCGTGTTGGAGTATCCATGCCATTCAATTTAGAGAAAATAGTTCAATTTTTTTCAAAATGAATAGATCATCATTCTCAGCATTAATATCGAAAGGAGGTGTCAAGAAGGTGAAAGGCTATAATAAGAAGAAGAAGGTCAAGAAGAGCAAAGGGAAGGGGAAGAAGTACTAATATGACCGAACGGAAAGACGCCAAGATTTTTGTCACCGGGGTATCTGTGGTCGGAGAAACGGATTTGAAAAAAGATGACAATAACGGACCTGCTGGACAGGATAAAACGGACGCTGAAAGAGGAACAGTCAG